GTGTAGGAATTGAGCTTATTGAATACAGCTTCTAGTACAGTGACATCCATCTTACAATACTCCACCATCTTATCCATTGCCTGCTGATCTTTCTTAAATACAATATCTTTCCACAGGTCTAGTCCTCCTGTATCCATTTTTTGACCTACCCCTAAATACTTAGCTATATAGTCTAATTTATTACTATTAAAATTAAAGTACTTTCTAGCCCATTTAAGAGTATCTATAGTCTTAGGTGAGGACATAACATCAATACCATGTAATAGAGCTCTTGTGCGTAGCCATTTGAGGTCAAATCTATCCCCATTATGAGCTACAATTTCATCAGCTTGAGCCATAACTTTAAGGAATGCTTTAATCATTGCCTTATCAGATTGCTTTTTATCCCAAGTTAGGAACTGTACATCATCCTCTGACTCCCATTTATAGCAGATGCAGATAATAGCTCTCTCATGAATGATGTCACCTGGATTGATAGTGAGGTTATATCCTGATCGCCAAAATATACCAACATTGAATGATGTCTCAATGTCAAAAAACAGTCTTTTTCTTACCATAAGTGGTGTAAACTTAGAACAAATATCTCTCTCTAGCAAATTTAAAGAGATATGATAATAGTAGACCTATGCCTACCCCTACAAATAATAGACTAAGATTGCCATTAGGTCTAGGTCTTTGAGCCTTAACTTTTTTTACCTCAGACTTTGCCTTTTGTCCCTCAGCTCTATACTTATATTTATATACTAATCTATCTTTATAGATAGTCTTTACTTTTAGTCTATATTCTATTTTCTTATCTAGTCTAGTCTTAGGTACATAGACTGTATTATACTTAATGATAGTATCCTTAGTATTAATAATTTTTTCCCATACTATAGTATCATTAATTATAACAGGGATAGAATCTAGTGTAGTGATTCTGATAGTATCACCTGTCTCTTCACATTTATATCCTTTCTTAATAGCTTTATTAAGATGGTATTGTGCAGAGCATGAGCTAAGCAGTAAGATAATTACACTAAGTCTAAATATCATTTGATTCTATTAAGGTATAAGTAAAGTGATTACCATGTATATCTTTAGCTCTATTAGCTATTACCATAAACTCATTAAAATCTTTTACTTTTTTAAATACCTGACAGCCCTCTGACCAATTTTCTACAAAGCTAGATACTGTACCTGCTTTATGGATATTGATTCCGAACATACCTGTATCTGTTTCAACCTCATCAAAAGTCATGTTTTTATTTTTATCTCTCCATACAGTTACATCTCCTAATCTTTGACATACTGCCTGATATTTACCCTGATGCATAGATACAGCATATACTCCTCTATATTGATTAGGTACAAGTCTAGCCACTCCCTTAGCATTATGGAATTGCATAACTCCTTTTTTACCTGGCTCAGTAGTAGCATCCCACTCATGGTAGTGCCATTGACCATCTACTCTATAGGATATAGTTATTTTGTCATCAAATAAATTAGTAACTTTTTGCCCTGGTTCTGAGTTACGAACTCCTATAATATTAACATCATAGTCTTTAGCACCTGCAAAATATACATATCCTTTAGCTTTTACAGCTGCCTCTATCTGTTCTCTAGTGTATGTCATTTCTTTATCTTTTTAATGTCATCATTAATATCCTTAGCTCTAGCAAATAATAGTTTCATTGACTGCCATAGGTCTATACCTTTTACTATCTTATAATTCTCATTGATACTCATCACCTCTATACTAGCTAGGACCAATGCCACTACTTTAGTAAGCATGAATGGTACACTAAAGAATGTAAGTATGATATCATTTAGTATGAATTTATCTATCAAAAAGAACATAATCACAGTAACCTCATAGAGTGCTAGCTTGCTGATTATACTTGAGAGCTTTCTGCTAGTTATTTTCTCTTTTAATTTCTTAGCTTTCCAAATACCTGTAAAAGTATCTATGACTATTAGTACTCCAATCATTAATAGGATGCCACTTATTGGTAAAAAGAATGCAAAGCAAATAGATATAAGTGTCAATAGTTCTGATTGTATAGATATTAGTAGTAGGGATAATTGTGCTTTCATTTTTTCTCTTCAATTTCAGATACTAGTAAAAAAGTAAAGTAGGATATTAGTAAGCATCCTAATAAATTAAAATGTAACTGATCAGCAAATAGCAAAGAGAAACCTGAAAGATATCCAAAGCCAAAAGTTAATACTGATAATACTCCTGAGTGATTCATAATATTAAGATTGAATTGTTATAACCATTATTTCCTGCACCTCCACATAGACCATTGCACTCCAGCATTCCATTAGATAGACAATTACATCCATCAATCATAGGTCTTAAGTCAGTATCTCTGTTAGTATCACTAGTGAATACAGGATACAAAGCTCTGTTCTTAAGTAGGTATCTAATTAATCTCTGCTCAAAAAACGAGGCTTTCTGTGCATAGTGTTCCATACTGAATGCTATTGTACCTCTATCTACAGATGCACTGTTATCTCCGAATTGAGTTTGCAATCCTTTATTCTTTAGCTGTAATGATAGACCAAATACAGCATCTTCTGCTGCTCTCCATGCTATAATAGGCTGAATGAATGTTACTAATGTCTCTTCATCAGGATCTAAAGTCTGATCATTGTACTTAGTTAGTAAGTCATTATAGAATGTAGTGCCTAAGATAGGCATGATTCTTAGCTGAGCTTGAGTAGCTAGGTAGGGAGTAACATTGTTTACATCTACATTGGCTGTGATGGGTGTGTTATTCTTTAGATAAGTTTCTGTTATAAAGTATAGCATCAGATTATAGGTGTTTGTGCGATTTGTGTTTTACTCTTATCTCCTCCAGGTACAGGAGGTAGTGATGCTAAGGCTCTAATCTCATTCTCTGTCATAGTCTCAAGTACTTTAGTAGCTACTAAAGGTGATAGACTATTAAGTGCATCATTAGTCTTAGAGGTATCTCCCTCAAGCTCTACTATTGCCTCGTTAATTATCTGATAGTTATTGATAGTGAAATCTGCATCTATCTTAGCTATGAATAACAGCTCATTAAAGATGTCAGATACCATATCTCTCAATGGCATTACTACATTTTTCTCAAATATGATGTAAGCCTGTTTAATATCTGAGCCATTACCTAGTGATCCTGTAGTACGGATTCCCATAAGTATAGGATCAATGGTATGACTAAAACAAATCTGCTCAGTGTTCAGCTGTGATGCCTCCTGGAATAGTTTATCATTACCATTGGTAGGTAGTGACTCTATTTTAGGCAGTTGGTCCTGTGAATTAGCAAAGAATGCTACAGCTTTACCTGCATTAGCAGCACCTTTCAATCTATCAATAGTATTTCTTATCATGTTTTTTTCCTCCTCAGACTGAGGTCTTTTAGGAAACATCATAGCAAAGCTAGGAAATACTGAATTTTGGATATTACTTTTAGCAAAGTAGCTAAGTTCACCTGATAAGAAAGCAAAGTTTAGAGCTGAGGTGTATTGAGGTAATGGATAGTAATCCTGTCCAATACATTCTACTTCATATACAAATAGTTGCTCATAATCTCTAGAGGTAGGTGAGTATCTCCTTATCTCCTGTACTCCAATCCTACTAGCCCAATCATCACAGATATAGTATCTCTTTCTATCTAAATTTACTCTAAGTTTCTCAGGGGATAGATTGACTATCTTTGTGAGCTTCATCTTATCATCAAAACATAGCTTGAAATATACTCTATTATGTAGTATCAGTTGCTGAGTTACTGCAGGAACTACCTTTTTTATGTTTAATTTTCTCTCTAATGTATATAGCTCTAGCTTATCCTGTGGAGTAAGTCTATCAGCCACTATATTAAATCCACCACCTACAGCTGCATTCACTTTATACCCTACAATAGAGCCATGTAATGGACTGCTATAGAATATCTGATTGAGTAGCTCAGGGAATAGGTTATCCTGCCCAAAGGGAATGTATCCATTAGTCTGATTCCTACCATTAACATAGGGTAGAGTTAGATTTGCACCTCCTACTTTTAGGAATGGAGTAGAGAATGATTGATATCCCTCTACTATTTCATGCTTTACTGTTTTAAAAAAGTCTTTTAATGCCATAATTACTCATAAATTGATGATACTATTGGTCCTGATACTACCATCCTACCCTCTTCAATCACTACTCCTGTAGAGTTAGCAATAGTTGGAGGTGTGGTACTTGACTCATAGATGCTGTATGTATACTGTCCTTTGACTAGTTCCAAATCTACAGGCTCATCTAGCTCAAACTGATTGAATCTTTCAGGATAAGCTGATAGATCAGCAGTGTAGAATGTAATAGGTGCAGACAGCTTATCCATTTCATTCTGAAAAACAAATAAATAATAAGGAGTAGGCAGTGTACTTACCTCAGTGAGTGTAAGGATTATCTGATTGACCTCATCTTTCTTTATGTATATCATATAACTATATTATACTAAGGTCAAAAAATGTTTAAAAAAAAAGCTCTACAATATGCAGAGCTTTAATTATTAGGGTGTTAAGGTTAAATATTATTATTTACAGCAGCTTCAGTTATTGTCCACGCTAGGTGGTCAGCTTCTGCAAGTAGTGTAACACTGTACTTAGATCCATCAGCACGAGCTGTGCCTGATCCTTCTCCTGTAGCAGTTAATTGTAGGTTCTCAAAGTACCAATACAATCCATTAGCATCTAATACTAATGCACTTAAGTATCTTTGACCTGAAGCTAAGATATTAATAGCTTCTGACTTAGCAGCATCTCTTCTATTAAACATAAGAGTAATAGTCTGAGTTACAAATGTAGAGCCATTAATTAAATCTGATGCAGTCTCTTCTGTATAATTACCTGTATTTCTATTGATTTCAAATTCAGTATAATTTACAGATGAAGCTAATGTAGTTACCTCACCATTTACTGCAACAACAGGATCAGTAGTGATATTCTCCTGATCATTTAACCATATTTTTCTAATACCACCTGTGTTGTTGTCACAGGATTTTGTTATCGTTTCTAATGCATCGCATCCTAAAGGCATAATATAAGTTTTAAGTAAAGGGAGCTTTCACTCCCTTAGATTTATAAATTAGTTAATTAAGATGCAGAGTTGTAGAATACAATCTCATTCCCATTAACATGAGTAAATCCTACTTTCATATTTGCACGAGTTCTGATTACAGGCTCAGCAACAGTATCAGCTAAATTGATAGCTCGTAATGCTTTACCATCTCCCTCAGCATCAAATGCATAAATGAAATTTTGGCGAGGTGATGCAACAATCTTAGAAAGACTTAACATACCTGGACACAATACCATCTTAATACCTAAGTAAGTAAAGTCTAGAGCTTGTGTTAAGTTAGCCTGAGTGTTTGATGCAGCAACAGCAGCACGATAAGCAGTAGCTACAGGAGAAGATACATAGAATCTTAACTCTTCTTGATTAGCAATTACAGCAGGAGGGATAGCAGCATATACTAAAGCTAATTTCTCAAGTACATTTGCAGGAGTAATAGCTGGAGGTGTAGCTCCACCTACTTCAATTACATTAGCTGAATCAGCTACCAATCCTTTGATATATCCATCACATAAAGCTAAAGCAGCAGTACCTGATGCAGTATCACCTGACCATCGTAATTTCTCAATGTTCTCAGCGATTGTCTTAGACATCTCATTCCAATAGTAATCCATGAAAGATGCTACAGAGAAATCACCATTAGATCCTTTAGTCATTTGTAAAGATACAAAAGACTGCTCTAATTGGAATTGACAAATCTCAGCCATAGCTGATAATCCACATACATCAATCTCTACAGATGCAAGTTCGTCAGTTGAAGAGTTCCATCCACAGTTCTCAGCTTGTAAAACTTGACCAAATACTACATTAGAGATTTTAGTCTTATACTTTACTCCTGGTAGTGTACGATAGTTGTCTACTACTTCCTCATTCAAATAAGCTCGGCTATAAAATGCCTCACTGTTAGCTTGTAATAATGCAGATGCATCAATGTCCAAGTCAAATTTTAATTTTCTACTCATTTTTTTTGTTTTTTATTTATTAGTTATTGTTTAAAAATTTACTTACCATACTAAATTTATCATGCTGTGATAATTTAGTAGCTTCTACTTCTACCACTTCCTCACCTTCAGACATTACTTCCTCCATGTGATTTCTTAAATCAGCTATCATTGCTATAATAGCATTGATTTGCTCATCAATTACAGGTTGTACTATAGCTAGTATAGCTTCAGCATCAGCAGCAGGATCTATAGCCATCTCTTCTGTGGCAGGTGTCTCTGTAACTACTTCTTCTTCTACTACTGTCTCTAGTGCAATCTCTTCTGTCATTGCTTCTTCTTCAACAACAGGTGCATCTTTTATCTCAGTAACTTCTCCATCAACAACGATGTAGATCTTACCCTCGATTAGATGTTCTCCATCAGGTAACTTCATACTATATTTATTATTTAATTGATTACTTAGTTTTAAGCCTAGAAATCCCTCTATTGAGAAACCTATCTGCTCATTCTTTACTAGCTCATTATAGTACTCTTTATCAGTTACCTGAGCTGTTACCATTAATGTGCCTTTAGGTACTTCAATACCATAGCTTGAGTAGGCTTTATCTTTCTTAGGATCTTCTACTATCCATGCCTCAAGTACATAAGCAGGAACTGTCTTATCAGTATCATGCTCTAGGTTAAAGACATTTCTATTAGATAGGTCCTGCATAAATTTAGAATGTATCTGCTCAATAGTCTCAGCTGTAAATTGTACATAGTACTCCTCATCATTCTCATCATTCCTATATATCTCCATAGGGATCATGGCAGGAGCTACTACTCTATACTTCAAGTCATCTGAGAAAAACAATTTTTTGTTCTCACTAAATGCCATCCCTTTAGTAACAATAGCAGGAGTTGAGGTGAAAGCTATCTGCTCTATACCTAACTCTTCACCATCTGAATACTCAGGATCTATTGTTATTTTATAGATTGGTATATCTTTTGTCATAACTATATTATATTTTTTTTATATTTGTTCAAAAATTAAAACTATGATAGAATTATTCGGCAAAGAAATCCCATCTAAGATGGATGAATTAACATTAGAGCAGTTCCAAAAGATATCTGCTATCCATAATAATGAAGAGTATGATACTCTTGAGAAACACTGTAAAGTCTTTGAGTACTTAGGCATTACAGAGGATGAGATGGATGTGGACTTTGACCTGTTCTTAGCTAATGTTAAGGAGTTTAATAATAATAACTATACTCATAAAGATACAGTAGAAGAGATAGAGCTAGAGGGATATACTTATAAGGCTGAGATGAAGCTCTCAGTGAAAGATAGTAGGATTGTTGAAAAGATTGTTAAGAAAGATAATAAAGAATATATATCAGACATTATGGCTCTTATGTTCAAACGAACTGACTTGACTAATACTGAGCATTATGATCCTGCACATCTTAAACACAAAAGTAAACTATTCAGCAAGCTCAAAGCAGATATCTCTATCCCTTACCTTACCTTTGTAACTAACAAAATCACTAGCCATGCACAATCACAAACTACCAAAGCAGTGGAGTCAGATATCAGTATCTCAGTTCCTGGAGCTGAGGAGTCTGAGCAGTGAGGATGGAATGTTTAACTATCAGATTGATGTACTTTCTGCTTTAACAGATAGCAATATCTCTGACTTTGAGGACCTAGATATAGATGAGCTAGGTAAATTGACTGAGCAGATTAAATGGATACAGTCAGAGCCATCTAGGAGGTATAAGAATAAGATAGATAAGTATGTGCTTAAGCCTTATTCTAAACTATCACTAGGTGAGTTTATAGACCTAGAGCATTACTTCTCTAATAACTACCTAGACCATTTCTGCCATATCTTAGCATTACTGTACAGGAGGACATCTAAGAATGTTTATGGTGATGACATTATAGAGCCTTATGACTATAGCCCTAGAGATAGATTAGATTGGTATTTAGATTACCCTATTACTGATGTTTATGGATTGATACCTGAGTATCTAAAGTATAGAGAGAACTTTACTAATACCTACACTAATCTACTATCAGATGTAGTACCTGATGACGAGGTGCTTGAGGATGCTGATGAGATCAAAGAGCAGAAGAGAGAACAGCAAAAGCAAAAGTTCGCATGGGAATCTACTATCATGGCTCTATGCAATGATGACTTAAGTAAGTTCAATAGTATCTTAGAGATGCCTGTAGTGTTAGTCTTTAATATCTTAGGAATGAAAAAAACTTTAGACTAGTAATCTAATGTACCTGTAAAGTCACCGAATAAAGGTAAGAAATCAAAGAATACATCCTGACCTCTTTCTACTATATTAACAGCATCTAAGATAGGATAAGTATTCAGTAAGTATTCAGTGTACTCTGCAAAGATTTCAGAGTATATATCTGCATCATATAATGCTACATTAAATTTATAGACTAGATCATAAGGTGCTATACTAATAGTGCCATTATTAAGAAAGCCAAAGTAATAAGCTGCAAGAATTTGTATTCTAAGATTTGACTTATCTGTTATCTCTGCATTGATTCGTACTGAGTCTACTAGAGTACCTGTATCTACTAGACCATTCTCTCTAATAACTTTCTTAAGGATGTTAGCCATCCTATTTCTCATCCTGTACTTAATGTTATATGCCATAACTATATTATACTAAGTATTAAATTTGTTCTATTTGCATAGTCACTTCTCCATTAGGACAAAAAGTATTATACACATGATAAGGCATCTCTAATCTTACCCTGTTATCTCCATTATCAAAGTATGTACCGTATTGAGTAAAGTCAGAGTCTTGAGCATTAGCATTACACATAGCTACAAAATCAAACATATTACCTGAATAAAGACCTGTTTGAACATCCCACTGTACTCCATTACAAAAGAAAATTATACTGTTTGAATTAAAAGTTTCAGGATCTATCGCCTGACTATAAGCTGTATATATTTTTTTAGGGATAGGACAGTTGGTCCATGATGGAATCACTACTGATAAATTCATCTGCCACCCTGCAGCATAGTCTAATAGATCATTATTCAATGGTATAAAGATAGGCTGTCCATCTATATCAAAGTCATAGTCATCTGAGAATGTAAATTCTAGATATAGATCCTGGAGTATCTGCTGAGTATCTGATAAGATAGTAGTGATGTTAGCTCTATCCATCTGAATAATATCAAAGCAATATATCTCTAAATTAAAGATAGAGACATTCTGATAAGGAGTAACTCCTGTAGGTACTACATATACTAGTGGATACTTCTCATCCTTAGTAGCAAAGTTCACCATTTGCTCTTTAAAGTCTGAGCCTACCTTTTTAACTTGCAGGTGATTGTCATAAAATGTGACAATCTTATCTACTATGGATTGATAGCTTATCATAATACTGAATTATTTTGTATGTTATTAATATGATTCTGTGATGCTGTTATCTCAGTCTCAGATACTACTGCTGTCACTGTTATGTTATTAGAGCCACCTCCTGCATTCACTTGACTACCTGTATTAGCTTGACCAAATAGACTAGGTCCTCCTGATGGTGCTACTGCTGTAGTAGATGGTGTAGGAGTATTAGTGCTAGGAGCTGTACCTGATGTAAATGTAGTAGATGCTATCTTAGCTATGTTAGTTGCTGATGTAACTGCAGCAAATGCTAGTGATGCTATACCTGCAGGATTAGGTACAGGACCTATAGCTATTGGTGAGGATGCTAGGGATGCTGTAATAGCTTTACCTGCATCTACTATTGCACCTGCTAACTGCATTGACTTATTAAGTTGGAATTGTTTTCTAAGTAGTGCCTCCTCCTCTTTACTACCTTTCTTAACTTTCTTAAGTTTATTCTCCATAGCCAGGTTAGTGATACCCTCAATAGCTGAAAGAGATTGACCTGCATAATCTAGAGCTGCATCTGCAGTCTTTAACTGCTCTGCTCTTTTTTTCTCCTCTGTCTCTTTGACAATAGCTAGTTCTTTATCTTTAGCATCTTTAGTGATATCAGCTAGACTAGTCTCTAGTTCAGTCTTAAGTTGTTTTAGTAATGGATCTCCCTCTTTTAATAAAGCTACTTTCTCATCAAATGCTGCTAATAAAACTGCTTTCTCATAATCTGCAGTAAGTATTAACTGCTTAACTTTATCCTGCTCATTAGCTGCAGTAAGTCTCTGAATCTCTAAGTACTTCTCATCCTCTAATTTAATAGCAGCTGCAGCATCTTCTTTAGCTTTCTCCTTAGCCTCATCTATAACTTTCTGCTTAGCCTCAGCATCTTTTAGATTAATATTATTAATCTCATTCATTCTCAATATCTCAAGCTCACTAGTATCTTTCTTATACTTTACAGCCTTAGCTATTAGCTCAGCATACTTTGCCTCTACAGCATTTTTCTCTACAGTGATAGCATCTAGTGTAGCATCTAGATTAGCCTGTCTAGCTTTGTCAATTTCTTTCTGTATCTCTTCTCCTCCTGTATCTTTTTGCTTAGGTTGTTTAGGAGGATTAGGTTGTTTAGGTTCTTTAAATGGCTTAGGCTCTTCAATTTTTACATCACCTTTTTTGTCTTTCTTTAAGCCATCCATGTACTGAGTATTATACATGACTTTCCTACTAGATACAGCGTTTAGTATTAATTGATTCTCTACCTCTAGCTTATCTTTTAGTGCCTGGATTTCAGCTTTACTAGCATTAGCTCCTCTAGCATATTGAGCAGCTAACTCTTGTCTAAGACCCTCTTGTCTTTGCTTAGCATAAAATTGTACAATATATGTTTTCTGTAACTCTAAATCAAAAGTACTTTTACCTAAAGACTTAGCCTCATTGATTTGTCTATCTATAGATTGAATAGCACTATTCTGTGTTCTCTCATAAGATGCTGCAGCTTTCTCATTAGCTGCTTTTACTTTTTCTGCATTGTCATCAGCAGCATGAGATGATATACCTAGCCAATCTGTAAGTGCTTTAAAGCCATTAATAACAGCATTGATAGGCATCATCATTGCATTCATTACATCATCTAAGACTCCAAAGGATTTGAGTACTAAAGCCACTACAGCTATAATGGCTACTACTGCAGCTACTATTAAAAATATAGGATTCATTAAGATAGTTACTCCTAACTTTATAAATGCTTTTGATAGTGTGCCTAACATACTAGTGATACCACTTATTGATTTAGCTATATCAGCCTTACCAATAGTACCTAATGCTGTAGCAAATACCTTAGACTTCTCTGCTGCCTCTTCAAAGTCCAATGACATCAATGAGCTTTGTATCCCTCCTAGTCCATTGCTTACCTGTTCAAACTTAGAGCCTGATGCAAATACTTTAACTGCCTCATTAGTATCCTTAATCTTATCAGTAAGTACACCTGCCTGTTGAGCAAGTGCAGCCATTTGTGCAGGATCAGTAGCATTAGCTAACTCACCTTTTAATTCTCTTAACTCAGCTTTCATCTGAGCTATGCCCTGTATCTTAAGGGGTATTACTACTTCATTCATATACTCTGATTTTTAGGGTGTTGTTATTAAGATGTGTATCATGATGTGCTGCAGTAGGGCTGTGTAGGTTGGTAGTGTTTATCTCAATAGAATTAGCATCTCTTCTCTCTGCCATTACTATACTATTAGTCTCTACATTGCTTAGCATTACATAGGTCTTACTAGCAGTGAATGCTCCTGCTAATGTACCAAAATATATACCTACTGCTGATCTAGTCCATACTATAGGACCTATAGTATTCTCTAGTTCTATGACTGTAGGTGCTGCAGTACTACTTTGACTAATCAAAGCTATGTACTTAGTGTAGGTAGGTAGGATGTCACTAATTGCTCTACCATTTAATGTATTAGTCACTGTAAGATTAGTAGTAGCTATGCCATCAGTCTCTATACTTAGACCATCTCCCACTACTAAAGCTCTAAGTCCATCACCTACTACATTACCTGAGCCTATTATTATAGAGTCATTGTTGTTAGTAGTGACATTAGTAGTACTTCTATAGGTCTCCATTATAGATTGAATCTGAGTACC